GTACACCCAAGCCCCGGCAAGCTGGCCGACATTGCGGCCCTCGTGCTGGCGGCTTCCTTTGAGCAAGGTCGCCCACCAGCAGACCACATCAAGCAGATCGTCAACCTGCTGAAGTGAGGCTCATGATTCATCCCCGGCGCAGGCCAGAAGGGCACGAGCAACGGCGCGAGCCTGCGTGAGTTCGAGGAACCGCGACAGGAACATCTCTTCGGCGTACATGGGCGGCCACGGCATGATCCGGTCTTCAATCGGCGTGATGCCTTCCAGCGCCAGCCAATCGCCGTCGTAGCTCACGAGGTCTCGCTTCTCGGTCGCCAACATGCGGAGGTCGGCGGCCTTGATGCACGGGTGGATCGCGTCGCTGACGGGAATCTTGAAGGCCACCCACAGCGCCATCTCGACCTCGTGCTCGATGCGCTTGTATTCCGGCAGCAGCGCCTTCAGCGGTGCCGAGACATCGCCCAGGTAGGCTTCGGCGGCGTCGTGCATGAGTCCCGCCAGGGCGTACCGAGGCGGCACGATGTTGCTCACATAGACCGAGTGCTGCGCCACGCTGTACGGCTGATCCGTGTGGCCGGTGAAGCGGTTGATGTGGGCCAGCGCGTGCGCGATGTCGTGAATGTCGAATGTGTTGTCGAACGGCTGCGTGAAGTCGAATCGCTTTCCGCTGTTCGTGGTGATCCAAGTCATACCAATCCTTTCGCCGCACGCCACCCATACCAAGCGGCGTTGAACATGAGTACGCCGTACTCACCGTTCGGTTGTTTCCAAAACAGGGCTTCCGGCGTCCCATCGCCCGCCTGCGTCATGTCGAGCTTCCCTGCGGCGAATTGGTTCAGGTAGTGCTGAAACATCGCGTCCTCGAACAGCTTGCGTTCGGCGTCCATCTCGGCCTGCTGACTCAGCAGGATTTCATGGGCTTGCGAGCAGATCACTGGCGGCGGTGCGTCGCACGGCGTCTCGACGTTCAGGCCGCAGAAGGCGCAGCGTTCGAGGTCTTCGGTGCCGATTTTGTGTGGGGTCATTCCGGCTGCTCCGCGAGGCCGCGCCAGGGCAGGTCTTGGATGTGCGACCAAAGGGTTTGGCGCACGATGCCGAGCGTTGCGTAACCCATACCCCATCGCGAACCGTCCCAATAGCTGTAGTAATTGCCATTCGGATACTCGCGCTCGTAGATGCCGATACGCGCGGGCTTGACGCTACCGTCGAACCACGGGGTCACGAGGATGTAGCGTTTCGTCTCACGGTCGAAGACGCGGATCGCTTTCATTTCGGCTGCTCCGCGAGGCCGCGCCAATACTTTTTCTGCAAGCCCACCACAGGTGCGCGACGCATCGCTTCCTCGCGAGTCGGCGCGGAGTCGGACCACATAACCCCGCTCCAATATGAGAACTTCTGAACGTCGATTTCACCGTTACTAAAGACCAGCTTTGTTTGGTAGAGCCCCGTCCGACCCGGCACAACACTCGGATCAAACCACGGGGTCAACTTGATCGCTTTCACTTCAGACCTTTCTTGCGGTCTTCCCGCAGCTTTGCCATGCGCTCTTGAGGGGTGATCGCGTCACCAGGGCGCTCGACGTTCTGGCCGTTACCGAAGCGCCACACAGGCACGAACAGCCGACCCCGGGCATCTGGCCCGAAGTCCTCGACGTAGACCGTGCCGGTCTCTTCGGCGAGCTTGCGCCGCCAGCGGCCAGCGGTCGCACTGGACATCCCGAATGCGACACCCAGTTCGGCGTCGGTGTACCCGCGCTTCTTCAGCGCCTCGGTCATCGCCAGCGTCTCGCTGATCGACACGCGGCGACGGGTTTGGATGATGCGTTGCTTCATCGTTCGATTCCTAGCTTCTTCTTGATGTCGTCCCACTCCAACCGAGTCATCTTGAAACAGAACTCGGTGTAGACACCCACGCTGACGCGGTGAACTTCGAGCGTGAATCGCCGAAGGACAACCTGAACGCCGCGCATGTGCCCGCTCGCGATGACCACTTTGTCGGGGTACTGAAACTCGACGCGCTCGCGCTGACCGATGGCGGCCTCGTAACTAACCGCGATTTGACCGAGGACGACGCTCAGGTTGTTGGCGTCTCGAACCTTGAGGCAGTAGTCGCTCATGCCAACCCCCGCTTCTTGCGCTCGGCGAGCATCGCGTCGGCCATCGCGTAGCTAATGCTCGCGTAGTAGTCCATCATGACGACGCGATTTGGGTCACGGCCAGCAAGCAGACCGATCAGCGCCTCACCAGCGAACTTGCCGAGCAGCGTTGCGCCGTAGAACTCGTGCGTCCGCGTGACACCTCCTGGCACCTCACCGCCGCCCAATTGGTCTTCGCACGGGCCGACGAACGTGGTCTTGAACGGTGCGGCAGGCCCGCCCGCGTCGAGCAGTTTTTGACCGACGCTCATGCCTCGCCACCCTCCGCACGCAGTCCCAGGTAACGCTCCAAGCGTTCGATGCGATGGAGGTTGTACGCGACCGTGGCGGCGGCGCTGTCACGGTGCGTCTCGGCCACCAGCAGTTCGCGGTGCGCCTCGTCCAACTCGGCTTGCGCCAGGACGGCCGCGCTCGGCTTTTGGAAGAGTCGTTTCAGGAAGTTCATCGGGTCTCCTTGTGGTGTGTTTGGAAGAGGCCCCGCGCCCGGTGCAGGACGCGGGTGCGGGTCAGTCAAATTGCGAGTCGTACAACTCGCGGATGGCAGAGCACGAGAAGCCGGTCTCACGGCTCACCGCCCACTCGGCTTCGGGGTACTCCCAGCCCTGGCTGATGAGTCGGTTCATGAGTCGCAGCACGCGCTGCTCGTTGGGGGTCAGGTGGCTCATCGCGGTCTCCGGTTGCGTTGCGATGAAGCAAACTATAAAGCAGGTTTGGCAAACGCTAACGGGGACAAACCCTAAGTGGGAACATCGCCTCGATCTGCCCTGCCGTGAGCCCTTCGAGCATCGCTTCGGCCTCGGGGTAGCCGGCGCGGAGCAGTTCGTAATACTTCCGGCGCGGGCTGTGCTCGCAGGCACCCCCGCCCTTGCGGTGCGGGAACCAATAGCCCATGCAGTCGCAGCGGAGCCGGGTTGCGCGCCACTTGCTCAGGTGGCGGGGGAGCTTGTTTTTCACTCTCGACCCAGGTAGTCGAGGTTGAACCACTGACCGCGATCAATCAGTTGCTCGTAGCCCATCGGCGACCCGAAGGTGAACGTGCGCGCCTCGTTGTCCCAGCCGAACGTGCCGCCCAGGGCACCATCGCCCGCCAGTCGCTTCAACATGCGGTTCGCCTTGGCGACGATCTCTTCGGCGTGCGCGCCGTGCATCGGGCGCTCCAACTCGATCCAGACTCGGTTCATTTGACTCTCACAGGGTTGTGTGCGGGATTGCACTCGGGAGCCCTCCGCAGAAGGCTCCGGGGTTCACTCGCGCAGCTTTCGCTTGATGTCGCCTGCCAGATGCTTGCTGGCGAACTGGCAGGACGGCGTGAGGCTGCAATGCACCTTCCTCCTGTTCGGCAAGACGATCTCGATGTGACCTTTGCCGGTGGTGCCCAGCAGCACGTCGCTGACGGTGAGGTTGTTCTTCTTGAGGGCCACGACCACATGCTCGGGGATTCGCTTCACAGTTCGCTCCGGGGTTGCTACGAAGCGAACTGTAGCGTTGCTTTGGCAAACGCTAATCAGTGAAAACCCGAAGAAGCATGACGCTCGCGGGCCTCGCGCATCTGGCGGGCGCTGTAGATGAGCTTGCGACCCAGGGCGTCAGTGACCTCCATGCGGTAGGTCAGGTGTTCCAGCAGGTACTCGGCGTACCCGACGACGAACTCGTGACCCTCGAAGGCGAAGGTCTCTTGGCCGTTCTTGCCGGCCTCGACGGTGGCCTTGTGCAAGGCGACGACGAGCTTGGGAGTGAAGTTGATGGTTGGATTGGTCACGGCTACTTTCGCGATGGCGATGGTTTGTTTGAAGTGCTGCTGGATGCTGAGTGCATCGCGCAGGATCAGGCTCAGAAGTCCCTTGTCGTTGTTCATGCTTCCCCCGTGTCGGCAGGGCCGTAGGGCTCGCGGCGGTTGACCTCGGGGACGAGTTCGGCGCGGCCCGGGGTCCAGCGGTCGAAGCCGACAGGCAGCTTGCCCAGGTTGTCGAAGCGAGCCTGAAGGCGTTCGGCCAACTTCACCGCCTCACCCTCCCCATCGACACCGAACTCGAAGGTGTCGCCGTGATCGTTGCTCGCCGAAACCACCCAACGCTCGCCGAAGACATGGCCGCGAGGGTTGTCGTAGTCGGCGTTCTCGGGGTTGGTGCCGACGATCACGATGTCTGAGCGAGCGGTGAAGTTCATTTCGATCTCCGGTTGCGATAGATCGAACTGTAGAGACCTTTTAGCGAACGCACAAGTCGGTGCAAACCCTAAGCGAAATCTTCTGATGTTGTGTTGCATTTGCGAACCAACGTCGCTAAAGTCCGCAACCTCTTAGACGCTTTCCTCAACCGACTACGGAGCCTTCATGAGCCTCGAACAGACCCTCGCGCAAACCAACGAACTGCTGACCAACCTCATCAACATCCTGAACACCGGCATCCAGGCCCAGGGCACGCTCGGCAAGCCCGAAGTCGCCGTCGCCGAGACCACGAAGCGCGGCCCGGGTCGCCCCAAGAAGGACGCCGCCGCGCCCGCTGAGAAGCCCGCTGGCACGGTCTACTGGCATGTGCCGCGCTACAACACCGTCTTCGCCCAGGAGCCGGGTATGTCGGCCCCGACGAGCGACGACGCGGTGCAGATCACCCAGGAGGAATACATCGCAAAAAAAGCGGAGCAGGTGCGTCTGACGGACGCCGCGATTGCCAACCACTCGAAGCCCGCGACCACCACCTCTGCGACGCCCTCGCCGAGCCCGGCCCCTGCCCCTTCCCAGCCTACTGCCGAGGTGGCGGTGGCCGCTGCGCCCGCTCCGAGCACCGCGCAGCCGGCACCCCAGCCCAGCACGGACCAAGCTGCCGCTGCCAACTCTGCCAGCGATGACGTGCCCTTCTCGGCGGTCATGGAAGCCGCCAAGGCCGTCAACGGTGTCCCCGGCAAGGGTCGCGAACTGCTGATGGGCGTGCTCAAGTCGCTGCTGCCCAACGAAGCACAGCCGACCGTGACGAAGCTGCAAGGCAACGTGGCGAACAGTGCGGCCGTGGCCGCTCTGAAGGCCGCTCTGCCTGCCGCCGAAGCCGACTTCGATCCGCTGGCCTAAGCGATGGGATACCACGCGAAGCTGTCGCCATCGTCGGCCTCGCGGTGGACCTCCTGCACGGCCTCACCCGCTGCGCAGGAGGGCCTGCCGAACGAGAGCCGCGAGGCATCCCGCATGGGCACTTGCGGTCACCAAATGGCCGCTGAGTGCTTGATCGAAGGACACGATCCGCAGACCTACCTCGGTCGGCAGATGGGCTTCCCATTCAACGGCAACGAGGATTGGGCTGACAAGTTCCCGGTCGGTGTGCAGTTCGAGTTCACCCACACGGTTGACCAAGACCTGATCGACGCGGTTAGCACCTACGTGAACTTCGTGAAACAGCAGCGCGATCTGCTGGGCGCGGAGATGTTCGTGGAGCAGTCGGTGCCCATCGGCCACATCACCGGCGAGCAGGACGCAACTGGCTCGTCGGACGTGGTGCTGATTGCTGGCGACACCATCTGCATCATCGACGCGAAGTTCGGCCGTGGCCGCGTGTACGCCTACGACATCCTTGAAGCCGAGGAAGTCGATCTGCTGACCGGCGAGGTGATTCCACCGAAGCGCCGGATGAACTTGCAGATGGGTATGTACGCGCTCGGCAGCTACGAGAAGTTCGGCCTGCTCGCTGACATCAAGCGCGTGCGCGGGATCATCGTCCAGCCGTTCCTCGGTGTTGTGAGCGAGTACGAATGCGACCTCGATGAACTGCTGGCCCTGGGTCGGTGGTTGAGCGAGCGCGCTGCGCTGACGTTCAAGGCCCCCGAGTTCGTTCCCAACAACAAGAACTGCTTCTTCTGTCGCGCACGCTTCAACTGCCACGCCCGCAACGCCGAAGTCCTGAGCACCGCGCTCGACGGATTCGATGATGTGGACTCGCTGGTGGCGGCGAAGGTCACGCCGATCTTCATGCCCTCTGTCGGCCAACTTTGGTCGAAGGTGGAAATGATTCGCCAGTGGTGCGACGACATCGACGCCGCCGTCCAGGCCCAGCTTGAGCGCGGCGAGACGGTCATCGGTATCGACGGTCAGCCGATGAAGCTGGTCGAAGGTCGCAAGCCGGCTAAAGCGTGGAGCGACGAGCAAGAAGCGATGGAGATGATGACCAAGTTCCGCCTCAAAGATTTGATGTGGAACAAGAAGCTCATCTCGCCGTCACAAGCTGAAAAGCTCGCACCGAAAAAGAAGAAGCACAAGGAAGCTGGCTTCGAGGAAAAAACGCCCCTGGGCAAAATCCAGTGGACAAAGCTCTCTGCGCTGGTCACGCAGGGACGCGGCAAACCTGTCGCGGCTCTTTCGACCGATCCCCGCTTGCCGTTGGTTGACGCTGCGGCTGGCATGTCCGATGAACCTGAACAACTCCCCAACTCCGATCTTTTCTGAAAGCACCAAATGGCCGAAATCATTCTGAAGAACCTCCGTCTCGCATTCCCTGATCTGCACAAGCGCGGTCGTCCCCCGAAGGACAAGCCGAACGAACCCGGCAAGTACGGCGGCTCGTTCATCTTCGCGCCCGACTCCGAAGCCAACGCGAAAGCCACGGCAGCACTGGTCGAAGCCGCCAAGGCTGAGTTCGGTGAGCACTGGCAGAACATCGTCAAGGTGATGGAGAAGTCCAAGAAGTTCTTGCGCAAGGGTGACGAGAACCTGACGGCCAACGGAGAAATCCGCAACGGCTTCGCTGGCAACAACTACGTTGTGGCTCGCAACAAGGTTCAGCCACTCATCATCGGCCCACGTCGCACCGAGCCTGCCGGCACCAACCGCAAGGACGCCACCGGCAAGCTGGTGGTGGCTGACGGCTTCCCGGTGCTGGATGAAGCGAGCGGCAAGCCTTACGGCGGCTGCTACGTCAACCTCAAGATTGACGTGCGCGCCATGAAGGCCAAGGGCGATCTGCCGAATCAGGTGTACGCGCAACTGCTGACCGTGCAGTTCGTGGCTGACGGCGAATCGTTCGGCGCTTCGACCGGCACTGCCGAAGGCTTCGAGGAAGAGGGCGAAGAACCCGTGGCGCAAGCCGCTGCCGACGAAGGCGCAGACCTGTTCTAAGGGTAAGTCCCCGGGTGTTCTTCGCGGAACCTCGGGGACACTCCGAACGCTGTTTTCCCAAACCACTTAAAGGTAATCCTCGTGACCAAGATTTACGACAACATCCCCGTCCCGACCAACGCTCGCGCCGGTCGTCCGACCATCGCCGACTTCGGTGCCCTCGGCCACGGCCAGTGCCTCTTCGTTGAGTTGGGCGAAGACGAGCCCGCGAAGAAGGTTGAGAAGGTTCGCGGTGCCATCGCTCGCTGGCGCAAGGCTGACGCGGCACGCGCCGCGATCAAGTTCACCGTTGCCCTGGCGGACATCCCAGAAGACCCGATGGGTGCCAAGGGCGTCGGCGTGTGGCGCACGGCCTGATCTGAGTTCTTGGGGTGAATGCGCAGGCTGATGCGCTAAGACGGTGGCAGTGACGCCGTGCGCGGTGTGGATCGCGTGAGAGTCGTGGGATACGCCTGCCAGAAACCACGAACATAAGCCGGAGATCAGCACCGGCCACCCCAACCCAAAAACCTCGAACGAATAGGAGCCCCTTATGGCAACCAAGCAAGCCCCCAAGAAGCCCTTCAAAGTCGGCCAGAAGATCAACTTCGTGAGCCGCACTCGCAAGGGTGTCGGCAAGATCATCGCAATCCGCCCGATGCTGACAGGCGATTGGTATGACGTGCGCTATGACAACGACAACGTGGTCAGTGTCCGCGCCTCGCAACTGTCGGCCATCTGATCGTCGGTTTCACTCAGCCCGTTGCGATGGGCTGACTAAAACCATCGAACTGCCGAACCGCTTCATGTCTTCTTTCGACATCTTCAACATCGACGCTCGCGACTTAGACCTGTGGGTCGAACCTGGGGCCGTGCAAACTTGCGTTACCTCGCCGCCCTACTTCGGCCTGCGTGACTACGGGGTTGATGGTCAGTTGGGCCTTGAGCCGACGCCCGATGAGTACGTGGCGAAGATGGTCGATGTCTTCCGCGTTGTTCATCGCCTGCTGCGCGATGACGGGACTCTGTGGCTGAACATTGGTGACAGTTACGCGAGGACTGGCGGAACAGATCGGAAAGTCTCGGTCAGCGCCAAGGTTGGGAGTACGCGCAACTCGATGGAGCAGATGAGCGACCGGACCAGCAAGGCTTCGACGATGGGGCTTAAAGATAAAGACCTGATCGGCATTCCCTGGATGCTGGCGTTCGCCCTGCGCTCTGACGGTTGGTACTTGCGCCAGGACATCATCTGGCACAAGCCAAACCCGATGCCGGAGAGCGTTCAAGACCGCTGCACGAAGGCTCACGAGTACGTTTTCTTGCTGTCTAAGTCGGCGAAGTATTTTTTTGACAGTGGGGCGATGCGCGAAGACGCGGTGAAGGGGTCTGCCGGTTCATCGTTCAGCAAGGGTAAGACTGCCGAGCATCAACTTGGAAGAAGCAGCGACGCCGAGCGGGTTGAAGACGGGAAGCGGAATCGCCGTAGCGTATGGTCGATTGCGACGCGACCCTACAAAGGCGCGCACTTCGCGACATTCCCCCCGACATTGATCGAGCCCTGCATCTTGGCCGGCTCGCGCCCAGGTGATCTCGTGCTTGATCCGTTCATGGGTAGCGGAACCACCGCCCAAGTTGCCTTGCAGCACGGTCGGCGTGCTGTCGGCAGCGAACTGAACCCGGAATACATCAAGCTCATTGAACAGCGTCTCGCAGCATGAGCGACCCGCAGAAAAGCACCGTCACGCTCGACGTTGAGTGCTACATCGACTACTTCCTCATCAAGTTCAAGTCGGTGGACACCGGCAAAGTGCGCGAGTACGAGTTGTTCCCCGGCAGCGAGCCGCTGAACTACGGACAGATTCGGCACATCCTTGAGAGCTACCTGATCGTCACGTTCAACGGCATGAGTTACGACTTGCCGATGACGCTGCTGGCGCTGACCGGCGTGGACTGCGAAGCACTGAAGCAGGCCAGCGATCAGATCATCGTTGGTGGCATGAAGTCGTGGGAGTTCTACCGCGCCTACAACCTGAGCGAGCCGACCTATTGCGACCACATCGACCTGATCGAAGTGGCGTTCGGCGACGGGTCGCTGAAGCTGTACGGCGGGCGCTTGCACAGCCGCAAGCTGCAAGACCTACCCCTACCCCCTGACGCTCGCATTTCAGCGCAGCAGCGGCCCGTTTTGAGCGCCTACTGCGGCAACGACCACGACACCACGGCTGACCTTTTCCACCACTTGAAGGGGCCGCTCGATCTGCGGGCGCAGATGAGCGAGATGTACGGCGTCGATCTGCGGAGCAAGTCAGACGCGCAGATCGCCGAGGCCGTGATCCGCAAGGAGATCGAAGACCGCCTCGGTCGGCGCGTCAGCAAGCCCAGCATCCCACCGGGCACGCGGTTCCGCTACAAGGCCCCGGCGTTCATCAAGTTCCAGACCGAGCAGCTTCAGTTGCGGCTGGCCGAGATTCAGGACTCGGCGTTCATCATCGGCGAGAACGGGTCGCCCATCGAACCGAAGGCGCTCGACGGCATGGCCGTGAAGATCGCCAGCGGCCTTTACCGCATGGGTATTGGTGGCCTGCATAGCAGCGAGACCAATACGGCGCACCACGCCGGCCACGGCACCGTGCTGATGGACGCGGACGTGACGAGTTACTACCCCTCGATCATCCTGGGTTGCGAGCTTTTCCCCGAGCACTTGACCCGCGAGTTTCTGACTGTCTACCGCAGCATCTTCGAGCGTCGCGTTGCCGCCAAGAAGGCCGGCGACAAGGTGGTCAACGAGGTGCTAAAGATTGTTTTGAACGGATCGTTCGGCAAGTTCGGCTCACGCTACTCGGTGCTCTACTCGCCGAACCTGATGCTGCAAGTGACGATCACCGGGCAGCTTGCGCTGCTCATGCTGATCGAAGCTCTACACCTCGACGGCATCGGCTGCGTGTCGGCGAACACGGACGGCATCGTGTTGAAGTTTCACGAGTCACGCATGGGCGACGTGAGGGCGCACATCACCGAGTGGAGCGAGCGCACCGGCTTCGGGATGGAAGAGACGTTCTACAAGGCGCTGTTCTCGCGCGACGTGAACAACTACATCGCCGTGAAGGACAAGGGTGTCAAGGGCAAGGGTGATTACGCCGAACCCAGCATCTCGAAGAACCCGGACAAAGCCATCGTCAACGAGGCCGTGAAGCAATTCTTGGAGAAGGGCACGCCCATCGAGGACACGATCTGCGGGTGTCAGGACATTCGCAAGTTCGTGGTCGTCCAGCGCGTCACGGGCGGCGCGGTGAAGATTCTGCGCACGAACTACGACGACACACTGAAGCCGAGCCAGATGCGAACCCTGCTGCTGGCTAACGGCTGGCGCATGAGCGTCGAGGGGCCGCTGACCAGGGCTCGCTTCGTTCAGTCCGACTTCGACCTCGGCATGGACGTGGAGACGGCCTACCGCACGCACTGCGGCGACGACGAGGTTGAGTTTGTCGGCAAGGTCGTTCGCTTCTACATCGGTCGCGGCGTAACTGGCGCACTCCACACGAACCGCAAGAACAACAAGGGTAACCGTAGCAAGGTTCCCGGCAGCGATGGTGCAGTGCCCTGCATGGAGCTTCCCGACACGCTACCCAACGACATCGACTATGACCATTACATCGACTATGCGCGGCGCGTGCTGCGCGACATTGGAGCCTGCTGATGTGGATTGACCTGATGATTGACTTGGAGACGATGGGCCTGCCGCCAGATGGCGCAGTGGTGTCCATCGGTGCCTGCTTCTTCGACCTCGACGCGCTGACCATCGGCCCCACGTTCAAGAAGAACGTCAACCTCGCCACCGCAGTGCGCGATGGCGGAACGCTCACGCCGAGCACGATCATGTGGTGGATGGGTCAGGGTGACGAGGCTCGCAAGTCGGTGCTGTACGACACCTACGATGTTCGGCAGGTGCTCCAAGAACTCAGCGACTTCATCGCCGAGCACAGCCGTCACCAAGACGTGCGCGTGTGGGGTAACGGCGCTGACTTCGACGTGACGATCATGAACAGCGCCTACCTGCGCGCCGGAATGAAGACGCCCTGGGGCCCATTCCGCGTTCGCTGTTTCCGCACCGTGCGCAATATGTACCCCAGCGTCGAATACAACACCGATGAGAAGGGTGACGGCGCACACAACGCGCTGACCGACGCGATCTTCCAGGCCCTCCACCTCTTCAAGATCAAGAACCGCAACAAGACCCATGCGTGAGTCAAAAATAGAGGGTCTGCTGCACGACCGGATCAACGACCTCGACGGTGAGTACCGGCGCGTCAAGTGGCTCGGCCGGCGCTCCGCGCCTGACGATTTCATCATGCTGCTGCCGAAACGGAGCCCGCGCTGGTGGGCCAACGGCTTCGTCGGCTTCGTTGAAACGAAGGCCCCCAAACGGGGGCCTAGACCCGACCAAGAGCGTGAGCACAATCGGATGCGTGCATTCGGTGTGCAAGTGCTGGTCATCAACTCCGTCGAACTGATCGACTTCTACTTCCCACTCCCTGAAAGCAAGACATGAGCAACCCGATCTCTGCCGACATTTCGATCATCAAGCTGTGGTTCGAGCGTGCCGTACCCGAGCCCACCGACAAGAATCGCGCCGTGCAGATTGGCGTTCACTTCGAGGAGGTGGCTGAGATGGCTGAGTCGCTTTCGCAAGAAGGACTCGCTGGCGACCTGAACCAAATCTCGGGATACTTCAAAGAGTGTCTGACCCTGACCCGCGACCACAAGCTGATCGACCGCAAAGAACTACTCGACAGCCTGTGCGATCAGATCGTCACGGCGGTCGGTGTGGCCCATATGTTCGGCCTCGACATCGCCGGTGCCCTGTCCGAAGTGAACCGCTCGAATTGGTCGAAGTTCGACTCGAACGGACAACCGATCTTCGACGCCAACGGCAAGATCGCCAAGGGGCCGAACTACTCGAAGCCGAATTTGGAGCCCTTTTTGTGATCGAGGTTTGGCGAAAGGTGCCCGACCTAGCTGACAGGTTTGAAGTGAGCAACCTTGGTTCGGTTCGCACGCTTGCGCACACCTATACTCGTGTCGATCCATTGCGCGGGACGGTGTGTGTTCGGTTACCCGGACGCCTCCTGAAATGCACCCCAACAAACCAGGGGTACTTAACCGTCAATGTTGGGTCAGCGGGTCGCTGCCACAACGTATTGGCGCACACCCTTGTTGCTAAAGCGTTCTTCGGCGCTCCGCTTCCGGGGCAAGAGGTCAACCACAAAAATGGCAACAAGAAGGACAACCGTGCTATCAACCTAGAGTGGGTAACACGATCCGAGAACGTCGCGCACAGCCACCGTGAACTAACTCGTGCCTTACCTAAGAGCGCGCGTAAGGTGACTGTTATTCATAAGGACGGCTCTGTCCTCTTCTTTGGCTCTATGAGTGAGGTTGCTCGGTACTTCGGTGTCACAGTTCGCACCGTCGCCATCTGGTTGGCAGGTGGTGGTAACCGACGCGGGCTGACCGTCAAGGGGCAACATTGACACGCTACGTTCCGCGCTCTTACCAACACGCAATCAGCCAATTTATCCGCGAGACCCCAAGAGGTTTAGTTCTCGCGGGGATGGGTACGGGTAAGACTCCATCGACGCTTGACGCGCTAGCAGACCTACTACTGCTCGGCGAGGTGAGTAACATACTTGTGCTTGCCCCCAAGCGCGTGGCGTTGTCGACATGGCCCGGTGAGGTCCGAAAGTTCACTAACTTGTCGCACCTAGACATGGCAGTCGCCGTTGGAGACGCTGCCAGCCGTCGAGCAGCCCTCGCTCGCCGAGCGCAGATCACCGTCTGCACTTACGACTTGATCCCTTGGCTAGACGAAGTTCTAGGTGGCGATTGGTTCTTCGACATGATTGTCTGCGATGAAGTTAGCAAGCTGAAGGGTTTGCGCGTCAGCCTTCAGCGAAGCAAGACCGGAAAACTCTTCCTAAACGGCCAGGGTAGTGTGCGCGCCAAGACTTTAGCGAAGTACGCACTCGGTAAGACCAAGAGGTTTATCGGACTCACGGGCACGCCAGCACCAAACGGCATCGAAGACCTGTGGGGTCAGGTGTTCTTTGTGGACATGGGGCGTCGTCTAGGCACTAACTTCAACGCCTATGTTGACCGATTCTTTCAGCGCGTACCGGGCGGCGACGGCTATACGCAGATTCGTCCGCTGAAGCACGCGCAAGCCGAGGTCGAGTCGCTTATCAAAGACATCACGATAACGATAGAGGCCAAGGACTACTTCGATCTGCCGCCGCTAGTCGAGAACATCATCAAGGTCAACCTACCGAACTCGGCTCGGAAGATGTATCTGGACATGGAAAAGAAGATGTTCACCGAGATTGCCGGTCATGAAATCGAAGCGTTCTCGGCTGCGGCGAAGTCGGTGAAGTGTCTTCAGATCGCATCCGGGGCAGCGTATACGGACGACTCCGGTGCTTGGGAGGAAGTTCACGACGCCAAGCTCGACGCGCTGGACTCGATCATCGAAGAGGCCAACGGGATGCCGGTGCTGGTGGCATATCAGTTCAAGAGCGATTTAGCACGCATCCTCAAGCGGTTCAAGCAGGCTCGCGCACTTAGCCAAGACCCAAAGATGGTTGACGAGTGGAACGATGGTCGCATCCCTGTGCTCGTCGTTCACCCCGCCAGCGCCGGTCACGGGCTGAGTTTGCAACACGGATCGAACATTCTCGCGTTCTTCTCGACGGGCTGGAACCTCGAAAACGACCAACAAGTGATCGAACGCATAGGGCCGACGCGACAGGCCCAGAGTGGCTACAACCGCTCGGTGTTCGTGCATCGCATCGTCGCCGAAGACACACTCGAAGAGGTTGTCGTTGAACGGCTGAAGTCGAAGGCCAGCGTTCAGGACTCGTTGTTGCAGGCGCTCAAGCGTCGCGGGTAAACCCTTGTGGACGTTGTTTAGCGTTTGCGATAGTATTGTTTTGCCAAACACCTGTGGAGGACAACATGGCATTTGAGAAAGTGGAGATCGAAGCCGGCCAGATTTGGGTCACGCGCTCGGGTGAGCAAGTGCTGATCGAGCACAACCCGAGCAGCAAGCTGTTCCCCTGGACCCTGAAGAACGAGGACGACGCCGAGATCGGCAGCGTGACGCAGACGGGCAACGAGTTCGCCAACGACGACGAGGGCGCGAACGACCTGATGCACCTCGTCGGTCTTGAGAGCAAGCCGGGTGATCGGCGCACAACCCGAGACCCGATGGCTCAGATCAGCGGCCCGCTGCGCCGCAAGAGCGACTGGCCGAGCGTCGCGCCGCCCGTGCCCGACCTCGCAAGCGACGCCGAGACCTTTCGCAACTCGCTGCCCGCACCGATGGGCGACTCGCCTCGTTCCAACTCGGCTCTGAGCATCCAGATTGCCGGCTCGCACTACAAGAACTTCGTCATCCAGCCGGTCGAGTTCATCCACCGCAACGGCATCGGCTTTCCCGAAGGAAACGCGATCAAGTACCTGTGCCGTTGGCGCGAGAAGGGCGGCGTGAAGGACTTGGAGAAGGCGAAGCACTACATCGACCTTCTGATTGAAATGGAAAACCTCAAGGGAGCATGACCGTGCCGTACCTACAAACCATTGGCCTGCTGATCCTCGGTGCCACGCTCGGCTTCGCCTTCTGCGCAATCTTGCAGATGGCGCGATACCGCGACGAGCTTGCGCCGCCGCAAGAGTGCGAGGACAAGGGCCGCATCGACTTCCTCGAAGGCGCGAACCTGAACCTCGCGTACACGCGGCTCGGCGACAAGGATTGGTGGACGCTCGTTGAGGGTGAGCGGTACACGCACGTCTGCGTCGCGCACACGATTCGCGACGCTATCGACGGTGCTAAATTCCGCGCCAACGAAACGCAACAAGCAGTGCAACATGGCTGACGAGATCGACAAGACAATGGAGCGCGACGAGTTGGAAGCGCCCGCACGCATGGCCGCTACCAAGCGCCCGGTCGGCCCCGAGGCCAATGGTCACTGCCATTGGTGCTCCGAGCGCATCCCTGAGCCGATGCGCTGGTGCGACGCTGACTGCCGCAACGAGTACGACGAGGCGCTGCGGCGGGCGCTGATGCGTGGGTCGTGATGCGGGGACCAATCCTTCGCCTGTTCAGCGGCCCACTCCCGCAAAGCCCCACGGACACGGCACAGGGGCAACTTCTCATGGAGTACGAGCTTCCGACCGGGACGACTGCGACTGTTGCCGCAGACGGCCGACTGACGTTCGTTGAGGCTCCCGTGGCTGCGGACAACTGCGCTATGACATTCACTCGCCCCAAGGGCGCTCAGTGGAAGCGCGAGACGCGCGGCCGGGGGCGTCGATGAGCCGCATCCTCACCCCCGAGCAAGTGGCCGAAATGCTGCACTGCTCGGCCGACACGGTGCGCGAGAAGACACCCCACATCATCCCCGGCGCGAAGTTCGGCCGGGATTGGGTCTACAGCGAAGACCTCGTGGTGACATTGCCACCCGTTCGGGGTGGTGTCAAACCCGCTTGGATACCCCTGGCACCCAGGTTATCCAAGAATCCAACGCTAAGTCATTGATTCGTTGGAGGCGCGAGCCGGAATCGAACCGACGTACACGGCTTTGCAGGCCGTTCGCCCCCTTTAGAAATCAAGGCGCTGCGGCGCTTGTCACCCGTGCGTCGCACAAAGCGCGGTCGGCGTATAGCTGATCGACCAGCCTCTTCACTTCGATGTCGCGCCGTTCAATGATCCCTCGGCCTTCGACAAGTAGGTCGAGACTTTCCGCGTATAGGATTCCGATGGCTTCGAGTCGATCTGCGTAACGCTCGGCGGGAGCGGCGGTAGGATCGCCGAGCGCGCCACCTCGGGCGGTGAAGGCGGCGATTTGCTTGCGCAGCCGGTCAAGAGCAGCAGCGTCAGCAGCAGCACGAGCTTGGGCGACAGCAGTTTGTTTGGCGTGGTCATTTTCGATCCCCTGAAGTTGGGCGGCATGTTGGCGTTCACGTTCGGCCAGGGCGCGCTCGTGTTCGAGCACCTTGGCGATGCGGGCGGCGCGTTCCTGGGCGGCTTGGCTTTCGGCCTCGGCGGCTTGCGTGCGCAGTTCCGCGACGGTGAGTTCGAGGCGGTGGGCTTTACCGGCTGAGTAGGCCCAACCGGCACCCAGGATCAAGCACAGCGCCAGCAGAACCGGGCGCGGGATGAGGTCGATCAGGCCAACCATTGCATCGCCTTGTCGTAGCTCGCCACACGCTCGGCGAGGTGGAGCTTCTTCGGGCCGTTCACCACGCGGGTGATGGCGTCCATGTCACCCCGGTCGGCGAGTTCGTTGCAACCGTTGGTCTTCCAGAACCAGCCCGCCGACAGAGCGGCCCACTTTGGATTGACCAGCAAGTCAGGCGTCTGCACGAAGTCCATGCCGACCGCCTTGCCGAACGCCTCGTAGTTTTTCTGCCAAGTTAGCTGGATCAATCCGCGCCCGTGGTAACCCTCGTACAGCAGCTTGCTCAGTGCGTGCGGGTTCTTGGTGTAGGGCTGTGCGGCCTCGACGGTCTTGAATGCGCGAGGGAAGATCGCCACGAGCCTCGCGGGGTCGCGGTAGAACAGACCCTCTTGCACCTTGGACAGATAGGCCGACTCCACTGCCACGGTCGCCAGGAAGGCGGCGCGGCGCTGCTTGGTGTTGATGTCGTAGCGCGCCATCGCTTCGTTCAGGGCCTCGCCATACAGCAGCGCGTCGGCCGGCAGTGCCCCGCAGGCGCGGGCGATCTCGGGGGCGGTCATTGGCTTCATACGGTGATGTCCTCGAAGGTGAGATCGGGTGCCGGCCCCTCGATGACGCCATCTCGGAAAAACACACGGTCGTTGAGAATGGCTTCGCCGCGAGCAGAGTCGCGACCGCCGCCAGGGAGTTCGATGGTGCAGACGCCGTTGTCCACGGCGATGACGTTGCCGACTTGTAGTGGCCGCTGCGGCAGTAGGCCAAGCAGCTTGGTGTACGGGTTGTAGCTCACAGGTGCGTCTCCACGGTGATCTGCTGTCGCAAGTCGGTGGCCCCTGCCCCGAAGCTGACGCTGACGGCCCGCGTGATACCCAGGCGTGTCGTCGCGCCGTCCACGTAGCGCACGAACTTCCCGGGCTCGATGACGCCGGTTTCGGCCAGCACGGGCAGGCTCAAGTTCACGATGGCTTGGCGTCCGGTGTCGGCCAGGATGGCGGTGCCGCGTTGGCGTGCAGCGATGGGGCTGGTGATGAGTGGGTCCGTGACCATCGGGGCCAGCAAGTCGCCGGCAGTGCCACTGCGCGTGACTCGGCCAAGTACGCCGGTCTGTTGGCCGCTGACGAACACGCGGTTGTAGTCGGGGCGCGTGCGCCACTCGATCCCCTCGCGCAGCATCACGGCGCTCGGCAACTCGAAGTCCGGTGTGACCGAACCCCAGGCCCAGGGCGCGACCGGGTAGCGCAGCAGCGCGCTGAGTTCCTGGCTGACCGGGTGGGGGCGCAGGTACGCGCCAGCCGCACCGACGATGGTGTTGAGCGCGTCCATGTAGCTGCCTTGGACGGCAAATGTTTCGGCGGGCACGAGCCAGTCTTCCAACTGCCAGTCGATGTCCCAACCGAGCGGCACGCCGTTGAACGTCAGCACGTCGGCCATCAACTGCTGCGCCGTGCGCTCGATGGCGTTGGCGAAGGTCAAGGTCGGCGCATACGGTGCCGCAAGCAACGCACTCTTGCCGCGACCGTTGATGCGGATGCTGTCGGAGCCGAAGGTGCGCTCGCGGCTGACTTGCTCCACCAGCACGCGGTACAGACTGCCGTTGACGTTGACCTCAAGCTCGGTCGGCTGGCCGCTGACAGGCTCAACGTCGCCCTGCGCTTGGCTCGGCAGGGTGGCGCTGAACGCCCATGTCCACGAGTCAACGTCGATGCTCAAGCTGACGCTGGTGGCGGGCAACATGACGTTGCCGACCACACGCTTTAGGTAAACGTCATTGAGCACGATGTAAACACTCCGAATCGGAACAACCACCTGACCGGGTGGCAACGGATCGGTGTGATTGTCGCAAATGAACAGCAAATGCGAACCACCCGGGGCATCCTTAAAGAGCAGATGTGGGCTCGGGGTGTAGCAGTCGCTACCGGGGATCGGCGGGTTGACAGGCGTGTAGCGCCCTGCCGGTGGCCGCATCGCTTCTTGCGCTCGCGTTCGACGCACAGTGCGGATCGAAATTCCACGCCCGCTCAAGTCCTGATTGCGGAGCCACAGTGGCATCGCCGTCTGAGCGCGGGTGTTGAGCGACGGGCGACGGTCACGGAAACGCTCTTGGTGCCGCGTCGTGATAGGTCGCAGGCCCAGGCGGATAGCCTCTTGCGCTTGCGTCGTGACGGCTGGGCGGCGATCCCGCAGCATCTCTTGGTGTAGCGTCCTGGCGCTCACGCGGAGGTCGTCGGCCTCTTGGTGGCCGGGTGTGCTGGCCGAGCGCAGCGGCCCCAGGCTGTCAGGCTGTACGGCCTGTGTCCAGCTTGTCAGCGGCATCGCAACCTGATGGTGCACCGTTGGGCCAGGACGCACGCCGTTGATGCCGTTGTGGGGCGATTGCGCCCCGGCGTTCAACGACTGCGCGACTTGCTGGGGCAGGCGCGTGTGCCCAACGACCGGGCGCTCGGTGTTGGTGTCGTAAGTCGTCGTCGCAGCGAAGCCCAGCCCAGGCAGGGCGGCGACGAAGGTGCCGTCCAGTGGCTCCGCGACACGACCGACGAAGCCCAGCACGGGCATAGCCGCGTTCAGCGTTACATCGTTCGGCGGGCAGACGACCGCTGAGAACCCGAGCGTGGGCAGCGCAACGACAGCCGTGGCTGCGTTGACGAACTCGACATCTGCCGAGAACCCAAGCTCAGGTAGCCCGATGTTCGCTGTGGCGATGTTGACGAGGATCGAACCCTCACCATCGCCAAAAACAAGGTCTACCGGCCCCGGCGTCGCAATCTGTGATTGCGAAAAAACGAGGTCGGTTGCCGCCATGTCAGGTGAACTTGGCGAGGGTCAGGCGCACGGACGCACCGGAGAGCAGCGACACGGTTTGCAGCTTGACCTCGCCCGAGCCTGCGGTGTCTGAGCAGTCGCAATCGAACGATGCGTCACCGTCACCATTGATGCCGCGAGCCCATACGGCGGTGCCGTCCGCGAGGACGAGCGCGTCGTCCACAGGGGTCAGCACCAACTCGTTCGAGGACACGGCACCCGGGGGGTCGTCCAAAGTGAACTCGGCAAGCAGAGTCGCAGCACCAACGGCTGCGCTCGCATTGGCTGGGCGCGGAGCACCGTAGATGCGCAACTTGGCAGCGGCGGGGCCGCGATTGAGGTTGCTCAACGTGCCGTTAAGTCGGTCTTCGTTGTGCAGTTGAGTGATCGAGACGGTCATGGTGTGTAGACCTCCGGCAGCAGGTTGTCCGCGACCACGGCGCGGTAGGTGTTGGTGTAGTCGTAGGTGACGACCGTGTACCGCTGAGTCGGGTCGATACCGACGAACTCATAGTTGCCGGTAGCGGCGTCGCTCCACGTCTCGCGGATCAAGCGCCCAGTGAACTCATGGATGAGTCGCACGCGCCGCCGCAGCGGCAAATTGGTCGGCGCACCCTTCTCTTTGACGGTGCCGAGGATGCGGCCGAAACCTGCATCGTGTACGTCACGAACCAAGACTGGGGTTTGTGCCGTTCGCCAGTTCGGCGTGGCGACAGGACTGGTCACCAGCAGGGTCGGCGCTGGCTGCGCTGAAAGGCTCGGTATTTCAAAGAACGTGCCCGTGCGCTGCGGCGTAAACGCCACGCCTCCGCGATAGCGGCACCGCCCGACTGTCAGGCGGAAGTCGTCCATGTACCCACGGAAATTCCTCAGACCGTCAGACCCCATGCCGACCGTTAGCGTCGTATGCGAACCAACTCCACCACCCGAATACTGACTGTGAACGCTCGGATTTCCGTTGACAAAAAACCGACGATTGAATTGTGATGGCCCAACAAGCTCGTTGACGAGACAAACGTGAGTCCACTGATTTAGCGGAACGGAACCTGCCGACACCACAGGCCCGCCAGCAACCCAGGCCCACAACGAATACAAGCTACCGTCGCTGTTTATGCCAAACCGAACACCCCCGGTTTGCCCCGAGGTCATGGTCGAGCAGACCTCTGAACCGCCAGCCCCAAGAGCCAATGGGTAGACCCACGCCTCCATAGTCATCTCGGCGCTTGAGTTGACGATTTGCGAGCCGGTAATCGTCAGGTAGTTACTCGCAGCGTCGTTTGGGAAAAGAGCCGAAGTCCCGCCGTAGACTGATTGCGCATTCGAGGCCACGACGCCACCGAAGCGCGACACCGTGGCGGCATGGCGGGAGCTATCTACGAACGCAGTCTCTCCATTCACCTCGTCAAAGCGAAGCTGCGCACCAACATCATTGAACAGCGCGTCACTCACCGCTTACACCCAAGGGCCAGTCACGTCGAAGAACGTAACACCGCTGGCGCTGTTGATGGCACTGAAGCGTCGTCCTGCATAGCCTGTCACACCGGCAATGGTGTTCAGGTGTGGGAATGTCGAATTGCCGACAAATTGAGGGACGCAAAATGCACCAGGGAATCGCCCACGAAGCTGCCCAACACCCGCAGTCGTGGTGCCTGAAGTTGCTACGAGCGGACTTAGGTACAACCCCCCGTCCGAAGTATTGGGAAACGCGATGTTCCCGTTAGTTGCCGCCCCAGACTCGTAGGCTGACCCGAGCGGGGACATGAATTGGAAATACTGGCGAGCGCCGTTGACGCTACCGCCCAACCCAGATGGTGCCCTTGCCAGCGCCATGTGCCCGACAGGGCTGGAAAGAACTGGCAAATAGTTGTTGCTTTGAGACCCCGGGGTACTGGCCTCAAGGCTGCTGTCGGCCCCAAAACAAACAGTCGCATAGACATCCGTGCCGGATCGCCCTGCCAGATCACCGAACGCCGCGCTCAGGCTGAAGTTGATCGCAGTAAGTGAGTTTGCTTGGGAGACTGCGATGTAGAAAAACTTCGCATCTGCAAAAACGACCCATCGACGCGGAGTTGCGTCAGCGGCGTTTGACTTAACCCAAAACACCCCACCGTTGACTTGGGCGTCGGTCGGGAAAAGTCCAGTGCCCGTGTTGATGTCGGTCATGGCTTCGTAACCACGGACGCGAGCGTTTCGAGCGCCCGTGTCGTCAACGCGACAGTAGAAGCGCGAGCCGGTGACATCGCTCGAACGGTAAGCCGCGAGGTTGGTTCCGCTGAACGCCTTGGCCCAACCTGCGGGAGCGACCTTGTGCGTGATCGTGCCGGTCGCCGTTTGGTTCGGGATGCCTTCAGCGTCGATGGTGTATTGCGTCGCGCTAACGACCGACATCACCTTGCGTTGACCGTTTAGCGACCCGCCCGTAACGCTCGCGCCTGCGATTTCGCAAACCATGTCGGCCTCGAACGGGTGACCCGCACCGCGAGTCACGGTGGCGATGCCACTTGCAATCACGACTGAATCGACGGTGGCCGTACCCCATCCGTTGACAAGGCAGGCGTCGAGCACGCCGATCATTGCGCCCGCCGTGCCACTGAGCACTGGGGCACCACTCATTCCCGAGTGGAAAATCTTGACGGTGGTATCGAGGGGCATGTCTTTCCTTTACGGGCGATCCACGTCGCCGCGAACCAAGATGGTGAAGTCGTCGTCAGGCACGGTCTCCGGCCCTTGCAAGATGGTGCGAGCCACCCACACAGGCACCACAGCGCCGACCGTGTTGAAGCGCAGCACGTTGCCGGTGGCCCAGCCCAGACCCCAACCCGCAGATGGGATCGTGAAGTACGGCTGGCCCGTGGCCGGGTTCGTCGGTGCGCAGTTCGTGCCGGTGTTGCCCGTGGCGATCACACCCACGTTCTCACCGATGACGTTGAAGCTGGTGGTGTTGGTGAACACCACGGCCCAACGCTCAGTCAGCGCACCGAGGTTCGTGACGGTGATCGGGTAGGTCGTGTCATCGAACGTGCCGGTGGCAGGGGAGCCGATGATTGCGTCAGACCAAGTGTTGTTCCACGTCGCTTGGTCGAACGTGATCGAGGTGCGTGCGGCCACGTCACCGGCCACCAGGGCGCTACTGATGTAGCTGCCAGGAACCGGGTAGATGTGCGTACTCGGGCGAGTGAACGTGATCTGGCCGCTGATCTGCGCATCACTCACCAGCACCGTGTCCTCGATGCGGTGCTGCACCGTCACCGGCTGCGAGTAACCCGTGACGTTGGTGAAGGTCACCGTACCCAGGTCGAGGTCGGTCGTATAGCCGGTGTCGATGACGTTGCCATCGTTACCGATCACGCGAACGCGGGAGAGGCGCGTGCGTGCGCAGTTGACGGTCTGCCCGTTGGTCACCGTGGCGGTGATTTCGCCAGTGTGCCCAAGCACCGCGAAAGTACCCGGACGGAAGATAGGCACTCGACCGTCAGCGGGCAGGCGCACCGGGTTCAGGCCGAGGATGTCCGGGTCGAGCGGCAGGTAGCTGTAGCCGACTGCGTTGTAGCGCAGCGTGTCGGCGGCGACGGGTTCCAACAGGATCGTGCTGACCCCGGCAATGCCGAGAGCCGTGATGTCGTAGACCAGCGGATTCGTGGCAGGGTTCTTCAGCGTGCGACGACCGAAGTAGACCTCGCAGATGCCCGACTCGTAATCGACGTAGGCAAAGATGCCACGCGAGCCGTCAGTGTCCACATCGACCGCAGCACTGCCGGTGCTGATGATGCCCGCAGCGTTGGCCGTGCTGCTGAAGGCCACACCGTCAATCCAGTTCCCGGCGATGTTGAAGCCGCTGTTGACCAGCGGAGAGACCGCCGTGCGGAAGGTGGCGTTCGCCACTTCGGCGTCGTACAGCGGGCTTGATGGGGCGACAACGGCACCGGGGTTGGTGACGATTGGGGTCGTGACTGCACCCCACTCCGTCACGGTGGCGATGCCGTTGGTGTAGGTGCCTGCGGAAGTGCCGACACCCGTGGTTGGGTCTACGTTCAGTCGAACTTGATCGCCAATGACCACATACCTGTTCGTGCCGACAGTGAACTCTTTGAGGTAGTACGCATCACCCGGTGACCACAGACCGCCAAAGCTAAATGTGTTCCGCTGCTCAAGACGGTACTCCATGTAGTCAAGCGTAATGTTCGTGACCTGGGCCGTATCGCTGGTGCTGTTGGTGTAGCTGATGTAGGAGAGTTGATTGGTCAGACTGATGTTCTGCGCGGCTGTCTGCGTGATGATGTCCGATGCACCGTACTGCGCTTGGTAGAACGAGTAGGTGACGCTCACCGAGTTGACCGTCTTGCTGATTGCGATTGCGCCGGTTGCGTAGGTGATCGTGCCGACCGTGTATTCAATGCCGTTTGACTTGAACAGCAGCACGCCGCTGCCGTTGTCGTAGATGTTGGCAACGCGGTTCGTGCCGGTGTTGTTGTAGGCAGGTTGACCTGCAACCGTGAAGTTGAAAAGCGCCGAGGCTTTGAAGGTGTTGGCTTGCACGGCACCGAGCGTGGCCGTCCAGTTCGCACCACCATCGGTCAGGGTCAGCGACGTGGTTTCCACGGCGGCAACTTCGCCAATGGTCAGCGTGACCACGGTGCCCTTCGGAGGCAGCACATTCGGTTGCCAAAACACCTTCCCGGTCGCGTAGTCCACGCTACCCTTGGCCGCGCCAGTAAGCCCGCGTGTCGAGTTGTCGGTGGCGCTGCGTGCCGTGCCGTCATTCCAAGTGATCGACACCGTACCGGGCTTGATCGGCCGAGCGGTCGGGAAGGTCAACACGCGGCCCAGGCCGTTGTTGATGGCAGTGCTCGGCGGGGCAGGATCGGTAGCGCCCCCGCTGGTGCCGGTGGGCTGCGGCACAGGGCGCACCTTGCTTGGCGAGCCCCAGGTGTAGACGACCGCAGTACCCACGTCAGGTAGAGCACCAAGCGTGACCGAGACCGTGCCGGTGGTGCGGTTCAGCGTACCGGCCCCTGCGCTCGAATCAGAGCCGCGCAGTGCGCCAGAGCCATCGTCCTTGAGGACGTACCAGCGACCAAGGGCGCGGAAGCTCACAGAGAGCGATCCCGCCACCGGGATCGGGTCAAGGCTCGTCACATAAGACAGGCGTTGCGTCTCAGCCGTCACCTTGTCGGCGCGGCTGCGGTTGACGAGCGACGGTGACGCGGCTGCGGTGTACGCGACCGTGTGTGTGCCTGCGCTTGTGCCGAAGACATCGGTGCTCAAGGTCAGCACGCCGTTCGCATAGTCCACGGTGCCGACCTGGGTTGAACCGTTGACCAGCAGACCACCCTTGTCAGTAATGGTCGTGCCCGAACGGCTGATCGACAGCGTGTTCGGCGCGATGGCACCGCCGATGAACATGGCGCTGCTGGTCGTGAACCCCATCGTGATCGACAGACTGATGTTGGCGCTCGTTGCGATCTGAGGGGTCAACTGCTGATTCATTCGCGCATCGGCAATCGGCACTTCGATGCGCGTGCTCGGCACAAGCTGGGTGAAGATGCCCTCTGCCTGCACCGAAAAGTCGCCCACTGCCACCGCTTCTTCCAACGGCACGATGCCGTAGTAGCGGGCTGCGTCGGCCACGATGGTTTCGTTAACCTTGGTCTTGCCGGTGTAGTTCAGCGATGCGTCGAGGTATTTGGCATCGAAGCCCGGGAAGTCGTCTTGCAGTTGATCGCTGATCGACAGCACACACTGCAAGCGCGTGAACGTCACGGGCGAACCTGTCTCGTTCGTGGTGAACGAGCGCACCGAGGTCTCGACGCCAGTGATTCGGACGTACTGCACGACCTCGTTCGACAGGCCGATGTTTTTGGTGAGCACCAGGGTTTGACCCACGACCGGCGCTGGCACTTCCTCGCGCTGCAAGATCGTCACACTCATCTGACCGGCGATGTGGTCACCGAACAGGTAGCCGGAGTAGGTGGCACCCTTCGCCAAATAGGACTCAAGGCGCGATGCGGCCTCGGCACGGGTGTCGAAAAAGTCCTGCGTGGTGAACAGCGTGGCGCTGACACGCGGGTCTTCAAACGGCTCGGCCACGATGATGTTGACACCGTAAAAGCCCTCGGTGTCAGGCGTGCGAACCGTTGCGAAAACCTTGCGCAAATTGATGCGACCACCGGCGCGGTCAATCTCGCTTATGTCAGGGAAGATGCTGTTGCTGGTGCCGTCGAGAATGATGTTCGCGGTCGGAGCGCCGCCGCCTTCCGGCACGTCACTCATGACCGCCGACTTCACGAGCTTGATGTCGCCTGCGCTGATCGTCACGGGGTTACTTCCATGAATCGCAACGTGGCTCGGTAGTAGTCACCGGAAACCACATCGCTGTAATGAACAACGGGCGAGGCGTTCACCGCTTCGCCGTCTTGGTGCCGGAACATCACGGTTCGAGCAACCCCGCGCATTGTCAGGGTCAATGTCTTGCCGGGAACTGCGGCCCAATTTCGCAGTTGCTCGATGGTCCCGTGGGTCATCCAGCCGCTATTGGCATCCTCGGGCTCCAAGGTGATCGGCCGCCCACCGACCAGCGCATTGACGCTCACGATCAACGCGCCTGTGATCGTTCGCTCGGCGCTCTGCTGAACAGGGTGCCAAGCGTTCTCATCGGTCCAGAAAAGGTCCGGGTTGAGTTGGAGGACGGTTGCGCCGTCAGCCAAAGAAATACTCATCGTTTATCCCCCAACGCGAGCCGTCGAAGTGCTCGCTGCGTTACCCAAGCCCGCCAACAAACGGGCAAGCGCGTCCGCGTCGGATTGTGACGCGGTGTTGATCTTGGTCATGCTGCCGTTCAAGTTCACGTTGACGGTGTAACCGCCACCGCTCGAACTCGGGCTCGGAGACTGTTGGCCGGCGCGACGGCCGGTGTTGCCGAAGAAGGAGCCGCCTGCGAAGCCGCTGGGATTGTTGGCAACCTGTGCTGCACCCTCTGCGCGTTCCAGGGCACGGCGGAAGACCTCAACCCACTCGTCGTCGCTGCGCATACCCTCCAGCGAAGTCAGGCCCGCAGAGTTGCGACCGAGCATTTGGTTGCTCAACGAAACCTGCAAGCCGTTGCGCAAGGCCGCAATCTCGTCAGGGCTGAACGATTCACCCCGGTTGAGTCGTTCGCGCACTTGGAAGTTGTAGCTCGCATCGACCGGCCCGCCCTGCTGCATCAAGCGGTTCACTTGATCGTAGGTTCGGCCGTAGGGGTCGCCGGGTACGGTGTCGCTGCCGTTCGGTGTTGAATTACGCGAGGGGCTTCCGAGGTTAGAACCGCGACCGAGATTCAGGCCGCCACCCCGCAAGTCGCTGCCACTGCTGGAGTTGGAGCCGCGACCGCCCGAAGAAGAAGACACAAGCGGCACGCTGTTCGAGTCCTTCTTCGCTTTGGTTAGATTGCGGATCGCGATGATCTCGGCTTCGATAGCCTTCACGCTTGCTTCACCTGCTTTGGCTTCGATCAACTTTGCCTTCTCATTGAGTAGGCGAAGCTCGTATTCCTTTCGCTTTTCCTCCGTCAAGCCGACAGTGCGTTCTTCTTCGTCACGTTTCGCCTTGATCGCCAGAATTGTTGCTTCGACCTCTTCGACCTTGGCGCGAGCCGTCAGCGTCGTGATCTGTGCTTCGAGATTCTTCTGTTCAATGACGGCGCGTGTCGCGGCAACTTCATCCCCCTTGAGCCGAGCAATCCGTTCGGCCGAACGAGCTTCTTCGAGCTTCGCTTGCAAACCGGCGATTACGATGCGGTTCTCGGCGCTCTTGATTTGAATGCTCAGGTCAAGGTTTGCGTTTTGATCCTTAACGGCGTCGCGGTACTTGCCCGTTGCAAACGCCGCCGCTTCCATCGACTTGTTCAGTTGATCCTGCGTGATGCGACCTTCGGCATACAGCCGTGACGCACGAAGCATCTCGGCGTTCGCCAGTTCCATGTCAGCGCGGAAGGCTTTGACCGACTTGCTGTTGTCTTCGTAGGCGACACGCTTCAGTTCAAGGGCACGGCGCGTTGCTTCGAGATTGTTTAGTTCTTCGCGTGACGCAACGGCCTCGGCATTGGCCGTCTCCAGCTTCTTCGCAATCGCTTCGAGTTCGGCGCGGCGCGACTCAAGCGTCTTGTCTTGCTGTAGAGCGAGCTTCTGCTTGGCGTCGAGTTCGACAGCCAAGGATGCGGCCACAGCTTCGCGAGCCGTAGCCTCTTGCTGCTGCGCGTTGATGAGAAGCTGATTGCCTTGCAGCGATGCGTCGATGGCGTCACGCTCGGTGCCGCGAAGACTCGCGATCTGCGCAATCGCTTCGGCTTGCTCCTTTGCAGCCTTGATCCCTTGGGTTGCAACAAGAACCTCAACCTTCTGCTGCTCGACAAGGTTCGCGATGTCTTTGCCGAGCGCCACATAACGCGAACTCAATTCCGCGTTCGTGTCGGAGTTGGCCTTGGCTGCGATCTGAGCGGCGCTGCTCGCACTCGAATACGCGAGGGCCTGCTTCGTCACGCTGTCGATCTCTGCGCCCAGGCTCGTGGTTGCCGCCACTTGCTGCCCGGTGGCCTTCGCTTCGGCCTCTTTCTGACGAGCAAGGGCTGCGGTCTGCGCTTCGGCCTCGGTCATGACCCCGAGCGCAACCTTCAATCGGTCCTCGTAGCCCGTCACCCGGTTCGTCGTCTCGCCGAAAAGGTCTTTCAGCTTCTCCATCGGGTTCGTCAGCGTGACGACCGCCCCGGCAAGAACGCCCAGGCCGCGAGCCAGCAGCGTGACGGCCTCGAATGCCTTGAGCACCGGCAGAAGCAAAGCGACCATGCCGACTTCAAGCGCCTTGATCGCGCCGCGCAGGATGTCGATTGCACCGGCTGCACCAGCGTCCTGTGCGAAGCCCGTCAGCGTGTTCTTGAACCGCTCCCACGAGTTGACGATGCCGTCAGTCGAACCCTGAAGTTCTTGCAGCCCTTTGGTCAGCGCGGGGAAGAAGTCGCGTGAAGCCAGCCGCCCGGTCTCCACGAGCTTGATGAGTTCGGCGTCGGTGACACCAAGGCCCTTGGCCGTCAGCGACAGAGCACCCGGCAGCGAGTCGCCCAACTGCTGCCGCAACTCTTCCATGCTCACCGTACCCTTGCTGGCGATCTGCCCGAGGGCATCGAGAGCAAGCTGCGTCCGCTGGGTGGACAGACCCAAGGTGGCCGAGGCGCGGACAAGGCCCTCGAACAGCGCATTCGTCTGCTCGATTGGGATGTTCGAGGACTTCGTAGCGGCCGAGAACTTGACGAACGACTCGCTCAGTCCACTGAACGACACACCCGCGCTTGTCGCGGTGTTGCGCAGGAAATTGATCTGCTGCGCAGCCACTTCCGAGCTTTTGTAGACCGCCGTTAGGGCGCGGTTCATCGTCTCGGCTTGGATGTTCACGCGAACGAACTCGCGTGCCATCTCCTTGACCTTCTCGACAATCGCCGCGATGCCGTCCGCGATCAGGTTACCGGCCGCGATCTGCCCCATCGAGTTCTTGAACAGCGATGCGGCCTTGTCGCTCGCCGTCAGCGACCCGCTGAGTTCACGAACCTCACGCTGAAGCTCCTTGATCCGCGCCTCGCCGGCCTGCATCGCGCCAGCGATGGAGCGCCCGGTCTGCGCGGCTTCGGTTTGGACGCGGACCATCGCGGCCTCGACATCCTTGATCTCGGCCTCGACTTGTTGGACGCTGCGCACCCCAAGCGTCGAGAACGCCCGGTCCATTTCCTCCGCAGCCTGCTGTGCTGCGGCTGCGGCTCGGCGAGCCGTCTCTTCCGTCTTCTGAGCCTGCTCGCGGTTGAGTTCGATGAGGCGCTGCGTGATCGCTTGTTTGAGCGCCGCCACACGACGGGCTTCGGCGTCCTCGCGGGCATAGGCTTCATTCGTCGCGCGAATCTGTTCTTCCGCCGCTCGGCGGGTAGCCGCAGATTCCTCGTTGCGCATCGCAATGATGCGGGCGCTGATGGCTTCCTTGAGTGCGCCGACCCGCTGCGCCTCTTGTGCGGTCGCCCGAAGGGCCTTCGCTTCTTCCTCGGCCCAAAGTTCGGCTGTCCGCGCCACGCGGGCTTGTTCCTCCGCGTAGGCTTCTTGCGCGGTCTGAAGCTGCTTGTAGCCTTCCTTTGCCAGATCGAGCTTGACGCGGGCCTCATCGAAGCTGCTGTTCGCCGCATCGACAAGCTGCTTCAGTCGCGCCTGCGATGCGGCAGCGTCGTCAGCGACGAGCCCTACGTCGCCCAGGGCCTTACCAGCCTGATCCAGCGCGAACTTCTGCTTCTCGGCGGCACGCGCAAGGTCGTCAATCTTTCGGGCGCTCGATTCGAGTGCGCTGCTGACCTTGTTCTCAGCCGCGACGGCGGCACTGGCCGAACGGTTGGCCTCAGTGCGTGCGGCGGCGAGTTGATCGAGCGACTTCTTGGCCTCGTTTTGGCGCGTGATGAGATCGTTGAACGAAGCCTTGTAGGCGTCCTGGCTGATCTCGCCCTGGCGGTACGACTCCTTCAGGCGGGTCAACTCCGTGGCGAGATCGCGCACCTCGGCCTTGCCCTGAAGCCACGCATCCTTGGCCTGCTTCTGCGTAGCCTCTGCGGCCTCTGTAGCGGCCCGCAGTTCGTTTAATTTCGTCGCCAGGGTCTCGGATGCCGCCGCAGCGTCGCGTTGCTCTGCGGCCGTTTCCTCGAACTTGGCGGCCAGGGCTTCAAACGCGCGCAGGGTCTCGGCGCTGGCACCCAGCTTTCCAATCTCGGCCGCAAGCTGCTCGAACTCGGGCGCGGCGTCACCGGCCTCTTTGCCGAGATTCAGGATGCCGGTTTGCAGCTTCTTGACATCCTCGGCCCCGAGCGTTTCCACGCTCAGGGTCATCTTCACGTCGCGATTGTTTGTTGCCATGTCGTACCCTGGAAAAAAGAGAACCCGCCAGTCCTCGAAGGCGTGGCGGGTTCCTGTCGCGGGCGCTCAGTCCCGCCCTGCTGCGTCTCGTTGGATTACGAGATCGTGGCGGTCTGAACCACGGTGAAGGGCTCGGTGAATCCGGTCGGCGTCTTCATGCGACCCGGCAGCGAGATGCTGGCGAAGTCGTCTTGCAAGAAGTCGAAGGCGCTGTCGGCAGCGATGATGGCCTCGTGAACCGTCACCACGAAGGGCAGATCGTCCGCGAAGTTCTTACCCACCAGCTTGAAGCGAGCACGCAGTTGCGCGTTGGTCGAGCCCTTGATTTCGTCGCCGGTCGTGGTGCTGTAGACACCCGACACCTTGATGACTTCGCCGGCAGTCACCAGCGTCGAGTCAGGCAGCACCTTGATCCAGCCGAGCACCTTGTCGGTGATGAAGTCCACGCCTTCGATCAGCGTGGTGTTGCCGGCGTCCTTGGCGGTGATGCTGGTGAAGTGCGACTTCGGCAGCGCGTACCACACGCCCTTGGCGGTGATGGTCACGTTTTGATCGACCAGGGAGCCGCCCACCTGCGAGACGCCCGCCACCGTACCCAGCAGGGCGATGGACAGCGACTCCTTGTTGACTTCGGGCATGTCGATGGTCAGGTCGGCCGGCTGCGGGATCGCCACCGATTCGATCACCTGACCGTAGGTGCTGCGCCCCTTCGAGGTCATTTCCTTCAACTCGACGTTGGGCTTGATCTCGAACTTGGTGCATTCGTAGGGGCCTTCATAGGCCGCGAAAACACCGTTGACTTGCCGAGCGATGTAGAGGTCGCCGGCACCAATAAAGCCGCGTGCTGCCATGTTTGTTTCTCCAAGAAGTGCCGTTACGGCAGACAACCAATTTCAGGGTGCAGTGTCACGCGGGCCGGTCGCCTATACCTGCGGCACGATTTCGTTAAGGATTCGCCAAGTCCTCGGCGAAACTCACTCGGATGGTCACGCGGGCTTGCACCATCGCCACACCATCGCTACGCGGGCCGATGTCCCGGCCCAGGTACTCGACTTCTGAGACCGTTCCGCCCAGCGTGCGACCACCCGCGAAGATCACGCGCTTGATGTCGCGGATCATTTTGTGGGCTTGCACATTGGGGTTGTCGGGGTCGCAGAGCGAGAAGGCGTCGATGACATACACCTGAGCGACCTTCGCGAGCGAACTCTGCGTCTTGCCGGCCAAGTCTTCGACCTCATCGCCACCTTCGACAAACTGGATCAGCGGCACCTCGTCTTCGGCCGGGATACGACGACGACCGCGCTGGATGTTCAAGCCGATGTCAGTCTCCGCGCCCTGCGCGACGGCGATGGTGGCGAGGCGGGCCACAACGGCATTCGCCACGTCTTCGGATTTGACATAGACCGTCATTTCAAGACCTTCTCAAGTTCCTTCTCGGCGGTGAGGATCACCGCTGCGCGGAGGTCGGCGTAAACGCCGTCCTCGATCTTCCCGGCCGCCACGCGGAACAGTTGAAACACCGAGGGGCCGAGCAGTGCGTCGATACGCGCTGACTTCGGCTGGCGCTGGAACACCAGGGGGTTCCCGTCGTTGTCAGTCTTGCCAGGAAGGGTGAAGGTGAACGCCACGTTCTTGCGTTGACCGCGCAGCACCTCGACGGACAAACTCGCAGCCTTCTCGCCCGCGTCGATGCCGCGCTTCTCATCGCCGTCACGAGGCGTCCACTTGCGCCACTTGCCGAATGCGTTCGGACCCTTCTCTTTGGCGATCCGCTCGTTTGTCCAATTCACCGGCTTTGCCCGCTGCTGCGCGTTGTAGTGCGACAGGTTCGTGAAGGGGTTAGACCGCCCCTTCCTCTTCGTAGCAGGCGCGACGATCTCGGCGGTCGGGGATGTCTTCGATGCCTTCTTGAACTCCATCTTGCGCAGGACGTAAGACTCGTTCATGTTGATCGCGCCCAACATCGTTTTGCGCGCCAGCAAGAACGTGCGCTCGGCGGCATCGTTGACGGTATCGACCATCGCTTCGCCCAACGCGGACGGGTCGATTTGGTCGAGCGCCTTGGCGAAGCCGTCGATCTCGCTCGTGTCGAGCTTGATGCTGAATCCCGCCATCACGCCACCTTGATGAGCGTGTAGCGCCGGAACGCGCCCGTGTCCTCCAGCAGCGCATCGAGGCGGTAGTTGGCCGCACCCTGCGTCAGCGCATCACCGCCACGCGGCTCATGCACGCTGGCGATGGTTGCCACCGAGCGGGTCGTTGCGGCGGCGCGGGTGTCGCGCGTGGCCTCGAATGCGGTGTCCATGCCTGTCAACTGAACACCGTGCTCGATGTTCACTTGACAAACGACGTTGCCACGCAAAAGGGCGCTCTCCCCAAGCAGGGAGAGCGCACTTTCAGTTGCCTGTCGGAACAGGTCGATCATTAGCTCGCAGCGACGGAGAGCTTGAACACTGCTTCGGGCAGGGTGTTCAGGCACACGGGGTTCGACTGCGACTCCATGTGGATGCCCTTGTTCATCGGCAGAGCCTCTTGCTTCGCGTAGTACGGCACGCCCAGGGTGTTGACCGTTTCCATGTAGTCAGCCGGCGCGAAGGCGGTCTGGAACATATTGGGCACACCCTCGGGCATCGCGTAGGCGAAGCCGTCCTCGATCACTTGCGAGCCGCCGATCTCACCCTCGTAGACGGTGTAGACCACGCCCGCGAACTCGAAGTCCGAGGTCGATTGGTCGGTGCGAGCGAACGCGCCTTGGTTCCACAGTTCCCAGGCGGCCTTCATCTTGTCGTGACCGACCAGCTTGTCGAAGTACGACTCGCTGCACAGCACGCGAACACGGCTGAAGGAACGGCCGCCCAGCTTGGAGCGCATTTTGCGCTTCAGGGCGGTGCTGTTTTGCTTGGGATCGGCGGCGCTGTTGGCGGCGTTGATGTTCGAGAACACCGTTTCCTGGGTCATGTTGAACAGGTCGTAGATGTCCAGGATTTCGGTCACGCCGTCAGCGTCCATCACCTTGCCCTTGATGGCACCGATGCGGTGGTACTCCATCGTCAGGTCGATGTTGGCCTTCATGAGTTCGAGGCGCTGACGCACCACACCCTGCATGGCTTGCACCTCGGTCTCGCTGCCGAACGCACGCACGCCGTAGACCACATCCGCGAGGATGGTGTCGGTTTGCGGCAGGTGCGTGGTGCTGACCGGGATCAGCTTGCGGTTCGTGCGCTGCAAGGTGTTGCCCACACCACCGCGAGGCGCGGCCGGCACGAGGTTCAGCTTGGAACCCTGGCGCTCGATCATCATGGTCGGCGTGTTGATGCCGTACTCACGGAACAAGCCCATGTCGCCGATCATGGTCGGCACGCGGGGGATGTCAACGATGGTCTGCGTCAGTTGGCTGACGGAGAAGGCGTCGTTGTTGAAGATGTCAAAGGTTGCCATGTTTCTAGTGCTCCTATTGCTCTGAGTCGTTGATGAAGGCTCAGAGAGCCGGGGTGCTGACGCCCAGCGTGGACTTGCCACGCACCTTGATACCGAGCTTCAGCAGATCGGCTTCGGCGGCGGCGTCCAGACCCGTCAACTCGAAGCGGTTCACTTCACAGTCGGCGTTGAACACCACGGCGCGGCTGTCGCCGGTCTTGGCAGGCAGGTAGTTGTAGAGGATCGCCACGGCGGGGCCAGCAGTGCCGTTTGCGGCGTAAGCCACATACTTGCCGGTGCCGGCAGCGACGGTGATGGTGAACGAGTCACCGGCCACGGCAGCGGTGCCACCAGCGGTGATGGTGAAGCTCAGGCCACCTTGGTTGAAGACCGTGCCCACGGTGCCAACGCCGAGCGTCACGCCGTTGGGAGCCTCGATCTCATACTTCGTGGCCGACTCGAAGATGGCGCGGTACACACCGGGCAGCGCGGGGCCGCTGACGGTGATAGCGCCGCAAGTGGGGTTGCCGGTGGAGCCAGCGACCATTGCGTAGGTGCCGGTGCCGGTGTCCGATTGGGCCAGCAGTTGACCCGAAACCAACTCGACGCCGGTTTGGGTGATGACGGCGTTGTCACGCGAACCGCTGTTGGGCGCTTCGCTCAAGACGAACGGCTTGAGGTGCTTGTGCGTGTCGTACAGGTGGGTTGCCATGTCGGAGACTCCTTATTTGGCGTGCTTGTTGTGGGAAGCCCAAAGACCCTGCGAAGAGACCGGGGGCTTCTCCGATGAGCCGGTCGTCTGCGACTGATGCGCCTGCGGCTTGATGCCGCTGGTGTGCGTGCGTTCGTCTTCGGCGGCCATCGCGGCGACGAGCGAGGCGCGGAAGTCGGAAACCGAGGTGCCAGCTTTGATCGCGGAGTCGGCCAGATCAGCTTTTCCGGCAACCACCGACAGAGCCTTGATCTCGCGGGCGTCGGCGATGCGGGCGCGCACGGTGTCGAGGTCGAGTCCTGCGAGTGCCCAGGCCGCCGCGTAGGCGTCCATGCCGCTCGCTTTCGCAAGAGCGACGATCTTCTCGGTGCCGGTCGCCACGGGAGCCTCGGGCTCAACGGACGGCTGCGGATCGTCTTGTGCGGGATCGGCTTCCGGCTCCACCTTGGTCTCGGCGCGAGGCTTCAGCGTAGCGAGGTAAGCGGCCTTCACGTTCTCAGGCAGATCGGCGCGGTCCATGTCGAACTTCGCCTTGGCTTCCACCGCGTCGATCACTTCGGTCGCGAAGCCCAACTCCAGCGCCTCGTCGGCACTCAGCCACGTCTCGGCGTCGAGCATTGACTTCAGTTCGTCCTCGGCCATGCCGGTGCGCGCTGCGTAGGTAGCCAGCAGCGAGCCGCCAATCTTTTCGAGCACGTCGGCCTGAGCCCGCAACTCATCCGCGTCACCCATGGCGAAGGACCAGGGGTTGTGGATCATCATGAACGAGTTCTTCGGCATGACGATCTTGTCGCCAGCCATCGCGATCAGCGAGGCAGCGGAAGCGGCCATGCCCATCACCTTCACAACGATCTCTTTGCCGCTGGCCTTGAGCGCGTTGTAGATGGCGATGCCGGCGAAAACGTCGCCACCTGGAGAACTGATTTCGACGTTCAGCACCGGGGCTTTCACGCCCTTCAGTTGGGTGATGAACTCTTTGGCCTGAACGCCCCAAAAGCCAATCTCGTCGTAGATTTCGAGAGTGGCTTCCGTGTCGGTCGCGGCATTGAATGCAAAGCAGGGGCGCATGAGCGATCCTTAGATTTTCAGGCTGCAATGTATTTGCGCGGTGTGCCGCATACCTGCGGCACGATTTCGCGCACGCTTCTTTCTTACTTACCTTCTTCCTCAGGTAAGCGGCTCGAAAGCTGCGAGTCAGGCAACCGGCTCGGAAGCTGCGAGTCGCGGGGGCGACCGCCGAGCATCAAAGACATGCGATCCACCAGACTTTCGACCGCGCCTTCCATCGTCCGCTCGATCAGTCGAGCGCCGACGTAGCTCGCGCCGATGACCACGGCAGCTTCGAGGAAGTCGGGGGTCTCGAAGTGCTGGCACACGAGGAAGAAGAACAAGCCGGTAAGCCACGAGCCGAACAAGTTCGACGCTACGAACAACCACATGCTCGGAATGCTTTTACCGTTGTCCTCTTGCAAGGCCGTCGCGATGCGATTCAGCAGCGCGGTCATGCCGGCAACGGTGGACAAGACCAACACCATCACCCAGGAGAGGACACCAACGACCTCGAAGCTGGCACCAAAGGTCGAGCCCGCCGCGTAGGTGACGGTCGGCCACAGGACACACAGAAAGAGGTGGATGCTGCGGAGCACATACTTCGCATTCATTTCTTCCCTACCTTCATTCGATCTCGTACATCAAGGACGGCGATCAGCATTGCCGCCCAAGCGACGAGGCCGAAGTGAATAAGGCCGCTGTAGGGTCCGTGCGCCCGCACGATGACGAAGATCATGCTCAAGCACCCGAGGCTCATGAGCATGTAGATCGTGTGTCGGTATCGAATCGCACACTGGAGGACGTACCTTTTCGGCAGCAGATCGTTGATGAGCACGTCAAGCAAGGCGAGCACAGTCACGAAGACCAAGCTGCCGGTCGCTATCTGACCGAGAAGCCCTGCTCGATCAATAGTCCGGTGCATCAACGACTCGGGTTCGGCGAACATGACGAACGTGCTCCCGAGCAGCGTCGTGCCGACAAATAGTCGAGCCAACCATTTGCGCGACGGGTTCATTTCCGACACCCCTTACTAAACGACACGCGACAACCCCCTAGTTTGAAATTTGCCGGATTGTCGAGAATTTGTTAGCCGCTCGCCTGCGCTACGATTTCAGAGACCCAGCGCCAAAATGAGGGCCACGTCGTCGTCTTTGTGCTTCTTGCGTTTGCGGCGCGGCGGTTGGCGAAGCCAATTCGGACGCTCCGTGTCCTGTTCTTCGCGCTCGAACAATCCTTGCAGTGCAACGAGCTTGCGACCGAAGCCGATGCCCTGAACTGCAATGGCGCGGCGGTCGAGCGTCATGGCTGGCGTTGGACCGTGACGACCCCGCCCTCGTCAGTGATCGACTGAACGACACCACCGGCCGCCCGCTGCGTGGCGCTAACCGTCAGCGGCGAGCTTGCGATTAGACCGTGGATGCGCGACAGGTCGAGCAGGTAGCGATGGATGTCGGCGAGCGTCTGTTCGGCACTCAGTCCGTTCGGCAGGACGTAGCCCCAAATTTCCGCCACCGACGCGCCACCGCCGCCCGCGCTGACGAAGCCGAGGATCGCGGACAGGTCAGGCTGATCCGTAGCGCCGAGAGCGCCCGTGACGATGATCTGACCCGCCATGCTGGCGGTGTCATCTACCCCGCCCTCAACTGCTGAAAGCAGGCCGGCGACCAGCACGCTGCCCGGGATGACGGCGCTGTCGCCCTGCTCCGTCGCCGCGCAAGTACCCTGCACTCGTACACCGCCAGCGAGCGCGGCGGTGTCTGCCCCGGCCTCGACGCCCGCGAGAGTGCCCTGGATGGACGAAGCGCCGCCTAAGACGCTTGCCGCGTCTGCACCGACCTCGACTGCCGCCAGCACCCCGTTGGTGGACACGAAGCCCGCCAGCGCGGCGGCGTCTGCCCCGACCTCGACGCCCGCGAGAGTGCCCTGTACCAGCACCGTGCCGGCGAGCGCGGCGGTGTCAGCGCCAACCTCGACGCCCGCGAGCGTGCCCTGGATGGCCGAAGCGCCGCCTAAGACGCTTGCCGTGTCTGCACCGACCTCGACGCCAGCGAGCGCCCCTTGGACGAGCACACCCCCGCTGATCGCGGCGGTGTCCGAGCCAGTCTCGGTCGCCGCCAGGAAGGCGTTACCTGAGCCGGAGGGGTCGAGGTTGAGGGTCCAGAGAATCACGGCTTAGGCGATGATGAAGCAGCCAGAAACGTCGTTCAGCGCGAGTCCGGTGCTGTCGTTGTTCGTCAGCCCCTTGCCTGCGGTCACGGTGAACGTCGCGGCAGTGGCGATGCCGATGCCGCCCTCGAATTTCACTTCCGAGCGCCCGCCTGCGGGAATGTCGATCTCGAAGGCCGCCGCAGTAGTGCCCAGGATGGGCGATGCGCTCATGTAGACCTTCACCGACCGTAGCGCGGTTGCCGAGTTCTGAAGCTGCCATCCGATGATCCGGCCCGCCGATGCCTTGATGGTCGTCACGGTCGGATTGGTAGGCGACATCACGGCCACCGGCGTACCGGCTCCCGTCGCGCTGGCCCGGTACTGCACACCAACGTCACCGATGGCGTTCGTGCCAGCGGCAAGCGCACCCGTGCCGATGTTGGCCGTCACAGTGCCCGTCACGGCGGTCGTGCCGCCCAGGAGTTGCACCGGGACCGGGTGCGAGCCAGCCGGATCGGCCGAGGCAAGCCGCACTTTTTGGCGCGGTTGATCCTCAACCTGCATGAAGCCGACCGTCAGCGTCGTCGTGCTGGCCGGGACCGTGCTGCCGTTTTGAACGACGAGCAAGAAGTAAAGCTCGACATCCTCGTCAGGGATGTTCTCGATGCGGCTTGCGCGGTTTGCCCATTGGTAGCCGGTGTTTGAGGCCACCAAGGAGTCCGAGAAACCTGCGGCGAGCACGTCAAACGCGATCTGCCCGACGTGCCCAGGGCTCGCCGTGGTGTTGATCGTGGCCGTCGTGTTACCGCTGGCCCAGCCGCGCCGCTGACAGTCGAAGAAGCTGTTCGTCGCAGTCGCGCCGCTGTATTCGTTGGCGAGCCAGTTGTGACCGTAGAGCGTCAGCGTACCCGTGCCGGTCGCAGGCCAAGCGGCCACCGTGAAAGTGACGGTGAGACCGGAGACAGAGGCAATCGCATAGCGGCCCGGGACGCCGGCCGCGCCCGTGATCCGCGAAAGGCGAATCGACTGACCGACGTTAGCCGCTGTGAACGGGTTCGTCGTCGGGAAGGTGACGGTGACGCTCGTGGCGCTGTTGATCGTGTAGCTCAAGCCCTCGCCGACCAGATCGGCCAACTCGAAGCGGAAAATCTGGTTGACGATCCGCTGCGACAGGATCGCTTTGTAGCGAGCCAGCAGTGCGCCCTTGAACTTCAGCTTCGAGCGGATGACCGTTTCGGAGTTGGCGGTCGTGCCGGTCGTGATGACGAGGTTGCCGCCCGACTGGTTGACTGCCATCCCCGCGCCGGTCTGCAACAGGTCAAGTTCCGCAGCCGCAAGCCCTTGCAGCCCCGAACCGACCTCTGCAAAGCCAACGCGCCAAAACGGCGCTGACGCAGACGCCACCGGCATCGGGCTTGTGCTGCTGACCATGACGGCATCGCCCTGCGCGCCGTATGCCATCTTCATGACTTGGGCGCGGGCGTCAGTCGGTGCGGCGGCGCTGTCCACCGTGACCAGCGTATCGGTCAGGAGCTTGTCGCCGGCTGTCGTCGCGGCGTTCAGGGTCGTTGTCGTTGCGGCCATGCGTGGACCTCGTTTCGTGAATGTGAAGCAGCGACCCAACCACCGCAGGCGGCTGGGTCAGCTAAGTCCACAAGTTAGGCGTGCGTGAAGGTGGCGCTGTTGATCGTGACGTTTTGGCCCAGCGTGATGCTCAGGCTGTCCAGTTGCACGTCGCCACCGCCGCCAGTGGCGGTCACGGTCAGCCCGGTGATGACATCGGCGTTGGCCGAGGTGCAAATGCGAGCGGCGGCGGCGGTGCCGGTGGCATCGGCGGCCGAGTCGCTGCGGGGGAAACCGCTCAGGGTCAGCACGTTGCCCGAGACGGTGCCCGAGGTTGCACCCAGGGTGATCGTCGCCAGCACGGTCGTCATGCCGGTCGTTCCGATTTCGAGTTTGCCGTTCGCACCGATGGCGTCGGCAACGGCTTGCATACGGGCCGTCTTGACGGCGGCGGAATAAACGACAGCCATGGGGCTCTCCTTCTTAGGTTAGTCGATGTCTTTTTCGATGGTCGTGCTGCGCACGATGTCGCCGTCCGCGTTGCGCGAGATGTTGGTCTCGCTCATGCGCTTGGGCAGGCTCACGTTGACGTTGACAGGAGGTTGATCGACCTCGTTGTTGACGGTCACGTTAGGTGCGGCCACGCTCACGTTCATGGGCGTCGGCTCGACGGTGTTGGTCACGTTGACGACGGGCGCGGGCACGTCCACGTTCGGCGCTGCGACGTTGACGACCGGCGCAGGTACGTCCACGGCGTTGTTGACCGTGGTGGCGGGCATGTGGTTCGTGACGTTGATCGTGGGTGCGGCGGCCTGCGGCGCGGGCGCGGGGGCGCTCAAACGGCCCTCCAGGCGCGCGAAAGCGGTCAGGAGGGAGTTGGTTACCTGCTGCTGCGGATCGTCGGCCAGCGGGTCTTCTGGCGGCTCCACGGGGTTGCCGTTGGCATCCAGCGCACCGCTGGGGTCCGTGAACAGACCCATCTCCATCTCGCGCTCGCGGTCGGCTGCGCGCTCGGCATCGACCACCTCGGCGTCGTCACCGCGCTCGCTGATGACGCTGGTGCGACTGCGGAAGCCGTTATCGACCTCCATCTGCTTGCCCTGCACGTCCTGCACCGGATGGATGTAGGCCCAGCCGTGAGGTGCCCACTCGACGCGGCGCACGCTGTCGAACTCGTCGGCAGTGATGGAACCGGCCAGCAGCGCGGCCTCGGCGAACCAGCGGATGCACGGGTCGCACATCATCGGGATAACGACTTGCCACTGGCGCTGCTCGGCCAAGCGACGGAACTCGTTGATGATGACGCGCAGGGTGCGGTCGCTGATGTCCTTGATGTCGCCCGAGAAGATTTCGTAGGGTAGACCCGCAGCGGCGCTCGTACCGAGGTGCTGCGTCCGCATGTAGTCGCTGTACGTCGTACCGGCCTCGGGCGGGTTCGACCACTGCACCTCTTGCCCGTCTTCGAGTTCCTGAACCAAGCCCGGTTGCAGGCCCACGAGCGGTCGGCCCTCATCGTCCACACCCTCGTCCTGGCCGGTGAGTCCGTTCACGTCCTCGTCGCCGGTCATGGGCGGCAGCTTGCGGCTGATGAAGGCCACGAGCATGTTCGCCAACTGCTGACGGGTCAGCGTGGCGTCGTCGTAATTCTCGATGTTGCGCAGGCGCGTGAGCACTGGAGCCAGCATCGAGACGCCGCGCAGTTGCCCAGGTCGCACCGGCTCGAAGATGTGGCACATTTCGGAAGCCGCCACACGGACCAGGGTGTCCGCGCTCGGCGTGGCCGTCATGAAGCCCTTGTCCTCGCCCGGGTGCTCCTTGTAGACCCAATAGGCCACGCGGCGACCGCGCTTGTTGAACTCGATGCCGAGCTTGATGACGTTGCCGGCCGGCAAACCCTCGTAGGTGTCGGCGTTGAACAGCGGCACCATGTCAGCTTCGAGCACTTGGAACTGCACGGGCACAGGCAGGCCCTCGTCCAGGAAGCGAGCGCGGCGGCGCACGAAGCACTCGCCTGCATCCATCCACGAGCGCACGACCAGCGTTTGCAGGCCGTAGAAGTTCAGCACGCAGTCCGCGTCAGCCGAGGCGACGAAATCCGTCCACAGATCGACAATCGCGGCCTTGCGGCTCTTGCTCGCGATCCGCTTGAAGCGCGGCGTGATGCCGATGCCGATGAGGTTGGTCGCCCACTTCTGGTTGGCGCTCGCGCCGGTCCAGTCGTTGCGCGACGAGTCGCGGGCGCGGTTGCGGATCGTTTGCAGCCCGCTTAGGGCCGCATTTGGCCCGCTGCTGGGTGGATTCCACCCCGCGATGCGCGGCCCGTTGCCTGCGGCGTTATAGCGCGCACGGATTTGCGGGTTGCGCACGGCTTGCGGCCCCGCCTCGCGACCGAGTTCGGTGGCGATGGCGCGAGCGATCCGCGTTTCGAGCTTCGGGGGACGACCGACCGGGTTGCTCATTCGTAGCCCCGGCTCGATTGAACGAGCACCATTTGCTTGTGACGGCGCGTGCCAGCCGCTTGCGCGTTTTGCGCGTTGAGCGTGGTCTGCATGTCGTTGCGCGCCTTGATGAGCGATTCGGTCGTGTTGTAGATGACCGTTTGCCCACCAATCGTCACCGAGCGAACGCCGGCCTTGATCGCGTTGTTGAGCGCGTCGATGTCTGCTTGGGTGACTGCCATAGTCCCGGCAGTGTCCGCGAGCCAGTGGCTTAGTCGCCTGCGGCTTAATTTCGCCCGAAATTCAGCGGAAATTCGTCGGGGGCAAAAAAGAACCCGGCACAGGGCCGGGTTGAGGTTCTACAACGTCGGAGATGAGGGTGCGGCCCCGTTACTTGCTGCACCCTCAAGTCTGCCGCCACCCGCTTAGGGCCTGCCTTCTTGGACAGGAACAGGAAGCAGCAGACTTGAAGGTTGAGGGTTTTGGTGGGGATCGAACCCACACGCGAGCCGTTACCGGCATCGCCCCCATATCATTGGGGTGGCTGTACCTATTCGCCTACAACCCTCAAGTCTGCCGCCACCCGCTTAGGGCCTGCCTTCTTGGACAGGAACAGGAAGCAGCAGACTTGAAGGTTGCCCCTTACGGGAGCAAATCGGCACTCACTGAAACCCTTACGGCTGTGCTCGCCTGTCGCCACGTCTTTCAGTTGACGCCCGAGCGTTAGACGACTCATCTCGGGAATGCTGTTTTTACGGCAGTTGGTTGCCAGCCCGTCAGCAAGAATCGTTGGCGCCCCTAGTGGGAATCGAACCCACCCACTGCACCGATAGACAAGTCAGCCGTGACCGATCCGGGGCGTTGAATTCTTGGTTGCGAGTGCTGGATTTGAACCAACGACAATCGGCGTATGAAGCCGCTGCTCTACCAACTGAGCTAACTCGCACCTTTAAGACAGCCCACTGCTCTCCCACCGAGTACGGTGCTTCCCCTTGCGGAGCGGCCCCGATCATGGGCCGTAGTTTGGGCTGACTTAAAAGTAGAGTGCCGCCGCTATGCGCTGCGCCTTGTGGAGACCACGAACTGTGGAGGGAACGGCGGCACTCTAGGGATGGCTGTGAACCCTGGTTTGCTCGATCTACTTGAGGCGGGGTTCAATCCGCTTTCTTCGATCTTGCGGCGTCGTCGGATTTCCGCCCGCGTTTCGCCCCAGCAGCCATCTCTAGAAGGTCGCCCGTCTAGTCTGAACCTCTCGCTGTCAGCGTAGCGCCCAAGTTTTAGCCGTTGGGGTGGCTTTGACAGATGGCGCTGTCGCGCCCTCTTGTCCCTGTTCGTGCCGGTCTTCCCCGACTGCCATCTCGCTTTCTCTGGCTTGTGGCCCCAAGGAGAACGGGTCCGCGCTTCCTCACCAGCTTTGGGGGCTTTGCCTGCCGGCTAACCCATCTTTCAACTCTTTGGCGTTACCGCGTAGCGGGGTTGTGCATCGACAAGGACTTCACTCTATCGCATTTGCTAAAGGTGTCAACTAGGTGCAAACCCTACCTCAGATATGGCGACGGGATCGACCGGCGCGGGCGCTTCTTGGGACCAACAATCCGCACCTTGGGTTGCACGCTCATCACCACGTCCTCGGCGGTGTTCGCCTTCATCTCGCGGCGGTCTTCGACGGCCAAGATTTCGCTGTTGAGTTCGAGCGGCGCGAGCCACGCAGGTACGGCGTTCCAGTCCTTGATCTTGTCCAGGCCCAGGATCAGGCTCAGGGCGCGGATCATCCGGCACAAGTCGAATGACTCGTTGCGCTTGCGAACCTGCTTCCAGACACCGCTCGCTTGGCGAACTTCGGCCCCGAGTTCATCGAAAAACGCCTGCGGCAACCAACCTTCCGGGTTGAGTGTTGGGTGCTTCGGCTTGGGGAAATGGATGTACCAGGGGCCAGGGGTCTGCCGGCGAAGGCCCGCGTCCACCGCATCGCTCAGTAGGTTCGGGTTGCAGACGTACAGCGGCACGTCGCCCTTGTCCTTCTCTTTGCGCTTACCGACCCAGGTGCGCTTGAGTGTCGGCGCGGTCGGCGTGCTGGCACCTTTGTAGAGGTGCGCCCGAGCGGAAATACCCTCGGTGCGAAGCCGTCGCCACCACGCATAGGCGTTGGCGGCCACGCCGTCCTCGCCGCCCGTGTCCACGATGATCGACTTCAGCTTGATCTCGCGGGTTGGGTCGTTCGTGCGCCACGTTGCCCGTAGCAGTTTTTCGGTTAGCTGGTCCCAATCCTCGGGGTAGCCGCCCGGGTCGATGGGCGCAAACTCTTCGCCCATGCCCTCACGGCGCGAGTGCCGGATGTCGAAGCGGTCCACCAGCCATTGCTCGCCGTGCGCGCCAACCGCGTGAACTTGAACGACGAACCGGGCAGCAGCGCCACCCTGCACGTCAACCGCCGCGAGGACGCACCGGGTCTCGTCAGGCACCACATAGCGCGGCAAGTCCTCGGCGCGTTCCTGGGGGCTGCTGGCGCTGGCGCGCATCTCGACCAAGTGCCGCGCCATGTACGGCATCCCCTGGTCGGTGTTGATGGTCGCCTTCAGTGCTTCTTCGGAGCCCGTCAGCGCGTAGTCGCGCAGCCCTTGCAGGTAGCGCAGGATCAGGCTCTCCCAGGTTTGGTAGGCGGCGGCTACACCGCCGAGCCAGTACCCTGCGATCTTGCTGCTGGCCTCGCCGTCCGTCACCCAGCGCCCGGTGCGGTTCATCTCGGTGCGCTTCGCGAATGGAATTTCCACGCCGCAGTGCGGGCAGATGATCCGACGGCCGTACTGCTTGGCGATGGCTGTGATGTCGGCGGTTCGCGCCAACTCCACAAGCTCCCGGTCTTCCGGCAGGTTGAACAGCCCCAGGCCAGGAGCCGCCTCGAACTCGCTGTCGCAGTCAGGGCAAGTCCAGTACCAGCGTCGGCGGTCGGATCGGTTGTAGATGCCCAGGATGCCCGTCACGGGCGGCGCTTCGTGGCGCGTGGCCGGCGTCCAGCCGGGGTCCGTGATCTCGATGCCGGGGCTCGACTCGGCCAAGCACATGCCACGGCTCAAAAGCGTGGTCGTCCGCTTGCGGGCTAGGTCGAAAAGCGGCCCCTCCCCTTCGATGTTTTCGGCGTTGGGGATTCGATCTAGGTCGGTGATGAAGGCGAATCGGTAGGTCGAACCCGAGACGTTGGAAACGGTCGGCCACGCGATGCGCAACCACACGCCGTTTCTGAACATGATGTCGTGGGTGTTGCGGTCAGCCGCGTTGACGCTCAGCATCGCCCGCAGCGACGGCGAGTTGTCGATTGCTCGGCGCACGTCGGTCTTGGAAAACTCCCGCGCTTTGTCCTGCGTCATCTGCACGAACAGGATGTCGCCGGGGTCGTTGACGACGAAGTGCGCGGCAGCGCCGATCAGCAAGCCCATCGTCTTGCCGGTACGCGCAGGGCCAGCAAAAACCACCGCCTCGTGGAGCCGACTGGCGAGCATGTTCATCGGCTCGACCATGTAGGGCGTTTCGTCAGGGCTCCAGGGACCGCCCGCAGCCCCCGGCTGCTTGATGATGAGTACCTGCTGCGCACCCTCGGCAACCGTCGTGGCGCTGGGTGGCGTGAATGCGTGGTGCGATGCGCAAATATCCGCGATGGCGGCTGCGAAATGCCAGTCGTCAGTCATCGCCACCGAGCATCTGGAGGTCTCGGCCAACATCGGCCAGGGCGTCGTTGATTACCGCATCAACCTGCACGCAGAGATCAGGGGAAACCCCCTTGCGTTCTAGGTTGTCGCTGACGCTACGCATGGTCTGCACGAAGCCCGCCATGACCGTAGCCACCGCCTGACGCACCGAGGCACGGCTGACGTACTCCCCCGACTTGATCTTGTAGTCCAGTTCGGCGAGATCGGCTTTTGCGGCCTCGTGGCGGGCCTTCGCCTTCTCGTAATCGACTACCTCTTCGGGTTTTTGATACCCGGCTGGTTTTCGACCGGCCCCTGCTCGGGCTCCACCGTGGGTG